AATGGAATGCACAATACATGCAAAACCCAACCGGTGAAGAAGGCGCGTTGATTAAAAGAGAATGGTGGCAAGATTACGAAGATGACTTACCTCCGTTGCAACATGTTATACAATCTTATGATACCGCTTTTATGAAAAAAGAAACAGCCGACTATTCTGCTATTACCACTTGGGGAGTATTTACACCTTCAGAAGACTCTGGTCCCTGTCTCCTGTTGCTTGATGCCGTAAAAGGTCGGTACGAGTTCCCGGAACTAAGAAGAGTTGCATTAGAGCAATACGGCTACTGGAATCCGGAAACAGTTATTATAGAATCTAAAGCATCTGGACTTCCATTAACTTACGAGTTGCGTAAAGCTGGGATTCCTGTTATAAACTTCTCACCCTCAAAAGGTAATGATAAACATACGAGGGTTAACAGTGTCTCTCCGCTGTTTGAGTCAGGGAGAATATGGGCGCCCAAAAATATGGAGTTTGCACAGGAAGTGATTGAAGAATGTGCAGCTTTTCCATATGGAGATCATGACGATCTCGTGGACTCAATGACTCAGGCTGTAATGAGATTTAGACAAGGGGGTTTGATTCAACATCCTGAGGATTATGAAGATGAACCTATTGAGCAAAAACAAAGGACTTATTATTAATGGAGAAATTCTTTCAAGCTATTAAAAAACTTAGACCTGCAGTTCAAGCGGGAAAAACTTCAAGAGATGATGCACTAAGAATCCTGATGCAGGAATCAGGAGTCAGTGAAGATGTTGCAGCAAGAGCAGCAGATAATATGATAGCAGCTAAACCAGAAGTTTCTGGAGGCATTTCCAGTTTAAAACCAGATGTTACATTTACATCTACACAAAAAAAATTACCAGATCCAATTGACATGTCGGTTGAAGAGCGAACCGGTGGAATGTTAAAAGAAGGTAAAGAGGGAGAATATACTAGTACCATGAATCAGGAATCAGGGGCAGTTAATGTTGATCCATCTATTATGACTCTTGGAGATAAAGATGCATTTAAGTATGAGATGGCTCAGTATAGACAAAGACGTGAGAGAAAAATGCAACCGGTTTATAAAAAATATGGAGCAGTAACTGAAAGAGATAGATCATTAGTTGATGAATACGTTTCTTTAGATTCAGAAGATAATATTATACTTTCATCTTCTAATCCGAAATATGACAAAGCAACTGCAAGTATATTCATACAAGAGTCTGCTGAAGAAGCAGCGGGTCAAGCGGGAGCAGATATAGCTGCAAATGTTTTATATGGTAGAGTTGCTGAAAACATTTTAGTTGATGAAGGACTTGATGCATATATTGATTATGCTTTTAAAGAATTAAAAAAAGAAGGTTTGAGTTTTAATAAAAATTTATTGAAAAGAGTTTTAAAAGAAAAGTATGGAGCTAAAGATATACCAGATGGTTTTGCAAATGGTGGACGAATAGGTTTTGCAGATGGTGTAGGTCGAAAAGGAATCTTATCTGCATTAGCAGATAAACTTAATGAGATTGCACCTGGATCTACTGCAGTGGGTAAAACCACTAAAGCAATGAATGAAGCAGCTGCAAGAAAAAGAGCTGAGGAAGAATTGTTTGCAGGTTTTAATAAGAGATTATCAGAATTAGATAAACCAGAACCAAATGTAAAGATAATAGACCGTGAAAAAATAGATGTTGATATTGGAACGATAGAAGATTTCTATGATGATTTTGTAAGAGCTGGTGGAGATCCAAGTGTTACATTAAAAGATTTACAACAAGGGTATAATTTAAAAAAAGCGTATCCATTTAATACACCTTACATTAATAAAAAAGGAAAACTAATTGGACAAGAAGCAACTCAACAAATGTATCCTGAATCTAAAAAGTTTTATATTGAAGATGAAAATGTTCTTAGTCAAAAAATAACAGATATAAGAGAAGGTAGAATGCCTAAAACAGATGAAGGTGAAAGAATATTTGTAGATGTACCACCAATGCCAGAAGGATTTAAACTTAGTAGAGAAAAATTATTACAAAATTATCCTGAAGTTGATGAAGCTTTTGCAGATCAAATAATGGCAATGGATAAAGAAATGCAAGGTATAACTCTTACAATGATAAAAGACAGAAGACGTGATCCAGACTTATACGATAAACTTTTGGAAAAGTACGGTGACTCTGAAAAGTTTCAAGGTGAATATGATAAAGCACTTAGACGAAGAAAGAATGCTTCAGGTGGTCTAAATTACTTGATGGGGTTTTAAATGTCAGGAATGAAAATAGGCCAATACGAGCAGATGATGGCTTATCTAAAAAAGCCAAACAGATTATTTACATCTAAACCACAAAACACAATCGGCGGCGGAAACATTCAAGGTGATGATCTTGGATCAAGAACTGGTTTTGCTGGTCCAGAATTAATTAAACGAGGGGAGGATAAAGGTAAGTATACTTTCTTTATACGTAATCCAGAGTATGAAGGAAAAGGAAAAGGTCAATCTCCTAAAATAAAACAAGGTCCATTTAATACATTAGAAGAAGCTCAAGCTGCTTACGATAAAAGACAATCTCAAATGGGAACAATTAAGCAGGCTGGTAGAGATAAAGCCTTAATTGCTCATTCAGAACAAATAAATAATTTTGTAAATAATTTTTATAATGACAACATAGAAAAATATGGTGTTAGAGATTATGATAAATTTGAAAAAGATTTACTAAAAGCTTTTAAAAAATCTGGTATTAAAGACATACCGGGAAGAAAATCTATATATAAAGATCTTCCAAATATAGCTACAGCTGACAGTAAAGTTCCTTTCACTTCTAAATTTGAAAGTAAACCTTTGGTAAGAGGAACAAGTGGGACAGAGTCTACATACAAAAATTATTATAAAAATTTATTTTACTCTGCAAAAATAGAAACAGATCCGTCTTTACAAAAAAGAATAGGAGAATATTTAGATTATTATAATGAAGATAAAAAGCATTATAAAGGAGCACCTGCAGATAGAAAAGCGGTAAGGGCAAAATATGCAGACACATTAAGTAACTTAGGTGACGTAATGTTTATTCTTGGAGATGATAAAGTAGGTGCAGGTAATTTTAGATCAGGTATTGTTAAAAAATTTTTTCCAGAAAAAATGGAAACCTACAATAGAAAGAAACAAATATCTAATGCTCTTTATAACGAGAAAATTGCACAAATTGAAAATAAACTAACACCAGCACAATTGAAAAAAGTTTTAGGTGGTGAAACTTCAATTAAAAGATTTATGGAAAAACAAACTGAAAAATTAAAAGATATTTTTGATCTTTCTAGCTTAGATGAAGGCTTAAGATTTAATTTAGATCATGCAGAAGGTATTGCAGAGATAGCAAAGATGGATAAAGCTAGTGATATTATGCGAGGATTAAATAATTTAGTAGGAATGACTTCAGCAAGAAATTATGAATTAGGATGGAAAGGATATTCTACTTCAAGAAAAAATTTAATTAATGAAATCAAAAAGGGAAATAATGTTGATGAAAATTTTGAAAAGTTAAATAAAATTACAGGCGAAGCTTATCCAGAATTAAAAGGACAACAAGCATATTCTTTAAAAGGTGGACAAGTTATACCTACTAAAGATTTTACATTTAAGTACAGTCCAGAAAAAGCTTTTCAACAATATTTTACAGAACTAGCTACAACAGAAAAAGGCACAGAACAACTTGTAAAACAATCTTCACAAAATCCCGAGCTTTTAAAAATTTTAAAATCTATAGAAAATAAAGATTTTAAAAATATTGGTAAAGTGGTTAATTTATACCAAAAAGAAAAATTAGATTTAAAAGGAAAATTATCTGATTTGTATTGCGGTAAAAAAGAAGGTGGGCGTATTGGTTTTGCAGATGGTCCTACAGGTTTTGCATGTAGCATAGATGAAATTCAAACTAATATGAAAAGAGATTTACAAACTCCAGAGGGTAAATCTAGAGTTAGTAAATTAATTAAAGGAGCAGGAAGTGTTTTAAAAAATGTAATTGCACCTGTGGATGCTGTAATTGAATCTGCATTTATGTTACCTAGTTTATTAGCAGGAGACCCTAATGCTGCTTTAAATAATACGACACTAGGTTTAATTCCTTATTTTAATACTACTGGTGTAGAAAAAGCTCAAAAACTTTTAGACAAAGGTTATATTGATCAAAATCAATATAATGAAATCATACAGGGATTTAAAGCAGATGAAGCTATTTCAGGTATTATGAAAAATATAAATGATACCGATCAATTATTTTTAGGATATCAAAACATTGGTATCATACCTGATGAACAAGGAAAAATAAAATCCACTGAAGCCTCTCCCGAAAGAGTAGCTGAACTAACACAAAACTTTGGAAAAAAATTTATTGAACTGCAAAAGCAAAGAGAAAATCTTGTAGCAGAAAATCAACAATACGCTCCTGCATTAGCAACTGCTCAGGGAATGTCTAAAACTTATAATGCATTTAGACAAGGACTAGTAAAAGAAGCAACAACACCTTTAAGTCAATTACCATATAGTGAAAATATTGGAATGAGAGATATTGTAACTGATATAGGAAAACAATTAGGAACTGGTGAATTTTTAAGAAAACAAAAAATGCAAGACCCAAGATTTGTGGTTGAAGGTGTAGGTGATCCTTATTTCGATTATATAAATCAATATTATTCACCATACATGGAAGATGTAAGATCAGGTTTTACAGGTAAAGATCCAAGAGATCGTTTTGCAGATCTTCCAGTTTCTGCTCCATCCGCTTTACCACAAACTGAAAAAATGGATTACATACAAGGATTAACTCCTTTTTTAGAAAACATGTATAGAAAACAAGGGCCTCAAGTTCTACAGTCTTTTGCTGAACAACAAGGAATAGATTTATCTCAATTTCCATTAAAAGGTGTTCCTAATATGAAAGAAGGTGGTAGAATAAATTTTTCTAATGGCGGTAGATTATCTTTTGCAGAAGGACCTGAGGATCCAAAGAAAAGAGCAACCATGAAAAAAATGGGTATCGCCGGTGGAATAGCCGGAGGCCTGATGACTGGTTTAATTAACATTATGGATTTATTTAAAGGTGGTGCAAAGAAAGGCGTGGTTGCAACTAAAGCTGCAGAGTCAGAAGCACAGAAAATATTTTTTGATCTTGTAGAAGCTGTTAAGAACAAAGGTATCATGAATAAATTAGATGATGTTCTAGAAACAAAAGTTGGAGTTGAATATGAATATAAGGGAGTTAGAGTTTTAGAAGATGGTGAAAATATTGAAGTTAGATTTGAAACAGATAAAGGTGCACCGGCTGTAGTTGAATATAGAAAACCTGGTTATGAAGTAGACCCTGATGCTCAAACTTCGTATAAAGTTCCAGGAGAGTTTATTGGAGAAGGTCAACAAATAGGACGTTATGGTAAAGACGGTGATGTTGATCTTGATTTTGAAGAAGAAATTATTGATTCAATTGATGAAGTTAAAAAAATTGCAAAAGGAGTAAAATGATAGGTAAAAAGAGTGGTCCGCCACCAAAGTCAGGACCTATGCCTCAGGGCTTGAATATTTCCTATAATACTGTTAAAGTCATCAAACATACGGAGAAAATAAATGGCAGACATAGACAAGGCTCTACCAAACGAGCCAAGAAAAGAATTTGAAATACCTGGTGAAGAAGAAATTCAAGAACAGGTAATTGAAGAAGTATCAGAGCAACAAGATGCTCCTGGTCCAGTTGAAGTTCAAGAGAACGAAGATGGATCTGTTGATATTAGTTTAGATCCAGAAGCTGCAACACCTGAAGGTGGTGATGAGCATTATGCAAACTTAGCAGAATTTTTACCTGATGATGTTTTAGGTTCTTTAGGTTCAGACTTAAATCAAAAATACATGGACTACTCCATGTCAAGAAAAGATTGGGAACAATCTTACACTAAAGGTTTAGATTTATTAGGTTTTAAATATGATAATAGAACAGAACCATTTCAAGGAGCAAGTGGTGCAACTCACCCTGTTCTTGCAGAAGCAGTTACACAGTTTCAAGCTTTAGCTTACAAAGAATTATTACCATCTGATGGACCAGTAAGAACTCAAATCATTGGATTACAAACTCCAGATAAAGTTCAACAAGCAACACGTGTTAAAGATTTCATGAACTATCAAATCATGGATCAAATGAAAGAGTATGAACCTGAATTTGATTCTATGTTATTTCATCTTCCACTAGCGGGATCAACTTTTAAAAAAGTTTATTATGATGAAGTAGAAGGTAGAGCGGTATCAAAGTTTGTACCGGCTGATGACTTAGTGGTTCCGTATACGGCTACCTCATTAGACGATGCGGAAGCAGTCATCCATAAAGTAAAAATTTCTGAAAACGAATTAAGAAAACAACAAGTAGCAGGTTTTTATAAAGATGTAGATTTAGCTGCACCTCAAGATAAAGAATCTGAAGTTGAGAAAAAGGAAAGAGAATTAGAAGGAGTAACTAAAACTAAGAACGATGATTTATATACTCTTCTAGAGTGTCACGTGAATTTAGACATTGAAGGTTTTGAAGATGTCAATCCCGAGACTGGTGAGCCGTCAGGAATCAAACTTCCATACATTGTAACTCTTGAAGAAGGATCAAGAGAAATTTTATCTATTAGAAGAAACTACGAAGCAGGAGATCCACAGAAAAAGAAAGTGCAATACTTTGTACACTTTAAATTTTTACCGGGTTTAGGTTTTTATGGTTTCGGTCTAATCCACATGATTGGTGGACTGTCTAGAACAGCGACCGCAGCTTTAAGACAGCTCTTAGATGCGGGAACGTTATCTAATCTGCCAGCTGGTTTTAAAATGAGAGGAATTAGAATTAGAGATGATGCACAATCTATTCAACCGGGAGAGTTCAGAGATGTAGATGCACCGGGTGGAAATTTAAGAGATTCATTTATGATGCTTCCGTTTAAAGAACCGAGTCAAACACTTCTTGCATTAATGGGAGTAGTTGTTCAAGCAGGTCAAAGATTTGCATCAATTGCTGATATGCAAGTTGGTGATGGTAATCAACAAGCAGCAGTTGGAACTACAGTTGCTTTACTTGAAAGAGGAAGCAGAACAATGTCAGCTATCCACAAAAGAATTTACTCAGCTCTTAAGAATGAATTCAAACTTATGGCTAGAGTATTCAAGTTATATCTACCACAACAATATCCGTATGATGTCGTTGGGGGCCAAAGAATGATAATGCAATCTGACTTTGATGATAGAGTAGATATATTGCCAGTTGCTGACCCCAACATATTTTCTCAAACACAGCGTATTTCCCTCGCGCAAACGGAACTCCAACTGGCAACATCAAATCCACAAATGCATAACATGTATCAAGCGTACAGAAATATGTATGAAGCTTTAGGTGTAAAAAATATTGATGGGGTTTTAATAAAACCACAACAACCTATGCCAAAAGATCCTGCGTTAGAACACATTGATTCTTTAGCTGGAAAACAATTTCAAGCTTTCCCAGGTCAAAACCATAGAGCACATATACAATCTCATTTAAGTTTTATGGAAACTAATATGGCAAGAAACAATCCAATGGTTATGGCATCTTTAGAAAAGAATATTTTTGAACATATTAGTATTATGGCTCAAGAACAAATTGAATTAGAGATGAGAGAACAATTACAACAGTTACAAATTATGCAACAACAGATGCAAATGGTAGCACAACAGAATCCACAAGCTGCACAACAGATGCAAATGCAAGCAATGCAGTTACAACAAGGTATTGAATCCAGAAAAGCACAACTAATTGCTGAAATGATGGAAGAATTTATGAATGAAGAGAAGAAAATCACTTCACAATTTGATAATGACCCGATTGCAAAACTAAGATCAAGAGAATTAGACCTCAGAGCTATGGAAAATGATAGAAAAGCTACTGAAGCTAAGGATAGAATGGACCTTGATAAGATGAAAGCAATGATGAATCAACAAAATCAAGATGAAAAACTAGAACAGAACGAAGAATTGGCAAAATTAAGAGCTGATACATCAATTGAAAAGACAATTTTATCAAAAACTATTCCAAATGTTGATTCAATGATGAAAAATCAACAAAATATGATGCCAAAAGTTAAAATTTTTAGAGGTGGCAACGAATAATGTGGTTCGGTGCAATAAAATTAGCTGTTCAAGCTGGTTCTCACATTTTTAAGAACCGTCAGAAGACAAAAATGTTGATGGCAGACGCACAAATGCGTCATGCAGAGAAAATGGCAAACGGAGAAGCTGAATATCAAGGTAAATTATTAGAAGCAAGGCAATCGGACTGGAAAGACGAATTTATTTTGATTTTACTTTCGGCTCCAATTGCGTTATTATCGTGGGCAGTGTTTTCGGATGATCCAAGTGCAATGGAAAAAATGAAATTGTTCTTTGAATATTTTTCACAACTTCCATTTTGGTATCAGACAATTTTCGTGGGCGTCATAGCGAGCGTTTACGGACTTAAAGCAACTGATTTAATTAAAAGGAAATAAATATG